ATGGCGGACAGTCAATGGACGTTAAAGAAGCTGGAGCAAGAGCAGCAGCTCAAGTGTTTGAGAACTATGGCTTTACTGCATACCCAGGTGGTAGGGCAGACTAATACAGCAGGCTAGGCTGATGGGAGGACTGTGTAGGACACGCTCCCCGACTAGCATAAGAGCAGTTGTAGTTTACAACACACTAGACAGCTAGACTGCTCCGAATACATAGAAAGAACTTAGTGTGGGAAAAGTCCTTGCGTGATGCAGGGATTTTTTTTGACTTTTGAAAAAGATTTTTTTTATTTTCGAGACCGGGGGGTCGGGGCTATAAACTACAATAAAAACAACAACTTACTTAGTGCTTAATGCAAAATTAGTGGTTACAAAATCACCACCTCACTTCTGTAAGTACTTCCCTAGAAAAAACTGCGCAGCAATTTTTTTGGTGCTAGGACCCATTTCGGCCAAGCGTAGCGTACACAGTGAGTGCTAACGAGCTGTAGAGCTTTAGCTCTTGTTACGTATAGTCTACTGTTGTACAAGCACAAGTGTTCGGTCCTAGTGTGCAACCAATATAGACTAAACGTATAAGTAACTGTATGAACACTAACTCCATCATAATAATATACTCAGCAGTCGTGCTACACGCATTCACTTTACCAATGTGGATCTATATGCTACTACAGGCTTTATAGTCAATGCACGGTGACAGAGGTAATATGCTTACTGTTAAAATAATGATTGCACTATGCGTAATACTGCACGTTGTAGTAATACCTGTGTGGATGCACTCACTAGGACTTTAGCTGTGTATTGTTTGGAATTCAATTATCATACTATTACTAATGAAGTAGCCATTGATGCTCTTGTGTATGCACTGTCAATAGAACTGTTGACTTCAAACGGCATAGATGCTACACAACCACAAGCCAATCGATTAGTCTTTGACACAGACGCACACTGTACTTTTGCGCAGTTAGCACTGTCAGATGACTCTACATACACCATAACTAGACTATAGCTGTGTACGGGCTTGTATGAGCTTGCTAGAGGTGCTTTAGTAAACGCTTGTGTTCTGTGCGAAAAGCGTTTACCGCTTCGCGGCTTTCTTGTAAATCTGCGTTAACCGCTGTGCGGCTTTTTGGGCGCAAACGCTCCGCGCTCTTGGGCTGAGTCGCTAAATACACATATGAGCAAACAAACATTCAACAGCACTAGAAGTGTAGCACGAACAAACGGCAACTACAAAGTCAACATATCATTTGATGAGAATTCACGTGGCACTGTTGAGATTGCACAGGATCACGACACTACTGAGTGGTCAAACAAATCAATCATTCAAAACACTGTGGTTAACCTAAGACAAAACGACTCAAAGTAAGTATTCGAAGTTTTGACAGGTGTCGCCGCGATTGACCAGTACAGCACCGTTCTTTAGGTGAAAGCGTTCGGCCATCGCAGTAAGAGGGCTTAGTGTTACGTATCTAGTGCAACCCTTGTGTTCTTGAATCCAACTCTGTGCCGCAAACACTATATCTCTTCCTGCTCCGCGATCATACGACCATACTGTGTAAAATACTGCTGTGCTTGCATACTCATCTTCTTGTACGGCTGCTTGTGAGTAAAGATCCAACTGTTGTTCGTTCTCAGGTATTTGATTGGTATAAGCCACACATATAACAGCTCTTGCTCTGGGTCTAATGTCGTTGCGACTGTAGAGCACAAATGCTTGTCTACCTGGGCTAGTTCTATACAAGGGTGATAGATGCGGGCGTACTGGATCATCTTCAAATAGATGCCAGAGGTCTGAGTTCTCGATAAGTTTTAACAATGTGGTTTCCTTGTGGTCTAGTTGAACTTTTTCTTTTTATGAATTAATGTTTTATATAACCTTCTAGGGTGTGAAGTAGTTAGATTAAAAAAGTCTAACAATCCTTCCTTGGGTTTTTCAACAAATTCAGCTGTCATCTTCCATTCGTCTCTTTTGAATGGAATAACCTGCACTATAGGTTCGCCGGGGGCGATAGTTGTTACGTTGTGTGTATTAAGTTGTCCTATAAAGTTAATAGGAATATCATAATCGTCAGTGTCAACTATTGCTGGTAGTATTTGATATGGACGTTGCTCTCTGTAAAACGGATCAAAGAACAAGCAACTATATCCCGGAGGTGTTTGTATCTTCCAATCTAGATATAGTTTAAAAAAGTCAATGTTACCATTGTCGTTGTGCATCGGGCACTGGTTGTAATTATGGAAGCCAACATTAGCAGGATGCGGCTTGTGTATTTCTATAGCAAAGTCTTCAGCAGATATCTTCTTTGTTTTTAGGTCAACTTCATAAGTGTTTGGTATAATGTATCCTGCGTTAACAACATCTTGTAGAGGTATACAATTTTTTGCTGTAGCAATTGATTTATCAACTGACGAAACAATTAGAGGTAGTTTCTTAAACCAGTCCGGCGGTGACTTTTTTGCCGGGTATGGTGAGAAGTTATCTACAACAGATTGATTGAAATGTAAAAATTTTATGTCCATAATAGTAGTAGTCTACTCCTCATCGCCTAGGTTATTTAAAAAGTCTCTCAACTTGGTTGAATCAGTTTGCGCTCTAATCTTACCACTTGTGGCTGTAGTACCTTCTTGTGGATCTGCTGTGACTGCCGCGCCTGGCTGTACACTGTTGCGTTTGATCGAATCAAGCACACTAGCGCCTGCACTGGTATTTGGTGCTGAACCGTAATTGTCATCATCGTCTTCATCTAGGTCTACAATACGCAGAGTGTCTAAGTCAAAGCCTAGATCAATCTTTTGTCCTACACCACTTGAGTTACGTGTCTTCATTAGCTGTAGCTGATAGCGTCCACGTTCACGCATTGCTCTACTTGTAAAGATACCAAACACATTATCTGCTGTCTGGATCTTACTAAGTCCACCTGATATGTGCGAGTGATCAAATTCAATCTCTTCAACAGCACCACGATTCAACTGTGCCGCTGTAACAAACACTGTGTTCAATTCCATTGCTAGGTTACGTAGTTCTTCACTTACGTACTTGTCTTTGATAAACAAGTTCTCTGCACTTACCTTTGTGCTTGCAGGCATCAACAAGTCTAAGTAGTCAATCAGTAGTACGTCTACCTTCTTGCCTGTTTTGATCTCATACTCTTTAATGTATGAACGTACATCATTTGCTGTCTTACCACTAGGCATATACTTGACTTGGAATGCACCATTCTTCTTACCAATCATCTTGACTTTCATTTCAACATCATCGATGCTCTTAAACACATCACGACTTGGAATACCTGTAACCATACTATCAAGTCTCATACTAACTAAACTCTCTGCAAGCTCTAGTGTCAAGTAGATCACGTTCAAGCCTTTCTCAGCCATATTAACGCCAATGTTAGCAAGGAACAAACTCTTACCTGCGCCCGAGCCACCTGCAAAGATATTCAGCTCGCCTCTGTTAAAGCCACCAAACAGTTTCTTATCCATAGCTGGCCAGCCTGTGCTTACTTGTCCGTTTGTACTCTTGATACCTTCTAGTCTAGCTCTTGGATCAGCATAGTAGTCTGTACCCAAGTCTTTTTGCAAACCTATCTGTACAGCCTTCTTAACCAAGTCTTCACACTGCCCATAGTCACCATTCTCTAACAAGTCAGCACTCTTTAGGATTGCTGCTTCTAGTGCTTTGTGTTTGCTAAACGTTTCAAACTCTGCTAGTAACCAATCATAGTGATTCTCTTGTAGTTCACCTGGATCTTTTAAATTAACGTCTGTTGCCGCATTGATCATATCAAACGTAGGCAATGCATTGTGTTCCATAACATAGTTATTAAGAAACTCTGCCGGTGCTTTTAGTCTTCTATCAAAACTGTCTGGATCAAACACAGCCTGACAACGTACAAAGCTCTCAGCATCGCTCATCATCATTTCTAGATATACTTTTTGTATATCATATCCGTAATCTGTGTTTTGTCTAGTTGTCATCAAATACCCTCGGCTCTAGTTCTTCTATTGTAATTATGCTCGGTTCGAACCCAAACGGCTCGGGTTCGATTTGTTTTTTAGTTACTGCTAAGTATAACACAGTTATTACAAAAAGTAAAGTGATTAGTCGAACCATTTCTTTGCTCTCAATCTAATTTTTAATGCACTGTCTTCAGCACTGCTTGCTATAGTATGTAACGCATACAACCTACCGTGTTTTTCTACTACATCACCTATGTCATTTAGTCCAGTAGGCCAATCAGGCATACTCACACTCCAACCTAGATCAATTGCTTCTTCTACTAGTTTACTTCCTGCCTTGTCACGATCAGGAACAACAATGATTTGTTTCTGTAGTCTATTGAGCAGCATTGCTTGCTGACTAGATATTTCACTACCACCTAGCGCACATCCTTCTATGTGTATAGCATCGACTTGTCCTTCACAGAGTATCGCAAATACTTTTTTATAAGACTGCTCGTCTAGTCCGTACACAAACCCAGGTTGTACCTCGGTCAAGTACTTAGGCTTCTTGTCTGGGTTCACGCTACGTCCAGTCCACCCTACTACCCTACCTTCAAAGTAGAAGGGTATGATCAATCTATCACGATACCCCAAGCTGGGGCTCCAGTAATAGTTTGTATCATCAACGTTTAAATTACGTGCAGCCATATACTCAAGTACTGCCATACTATACTTGTTAAAGTCTGTTATGTCTGTAATTTTAATAGCATCGTCTGGCAACGGGACAGTATTGAACGTAGGAAGTTGTGCTACTTGTGTTTGTGCTACAACGCCTTCATTCTCTCTCATAACCTCAAGTGCCACCTTGTTGATTACATCATCAGGTGCTCCCATCCATTGGAGAAGTTTACGCAACTTGTGACTAAAGTTCCTGCCCGGTTGCCAGGATGCCTTGAAGCCGCAGTTAAAACAATGATAACTTACGCCTCCATCTGGGTTACTTATAAGGCCACCACGGCCACGAGTGTCTGCTGCGTGTCCATTATGGTGACAACACGTAGCATTAAAGGATAACCAACCACTAGGCGTTTGTTTACGCTTAGACGGCAAGTATGTCAGAACTGTATCATTTACTACACTCATACTTGTATTATAGCAGAGATTTACAGTAAAGTCAATTAATTTCGAACAAGTATTTTGGAAATTTTGTCTGCTGGATTAGATGTAGCTTTAACCCTTACGTAACTAAACACACCGTTAAAGTTAACAGGCACTGGTTCTGTTTCACTACCTGTGAATGTTAATGTAGTAATGTCTACCCAACTAGTGCCGTCTGCTACTTGATTATCTAATGTTCCTTGTATAATTACATCACCTATATAATTAGATGTGTAAACACTAGCAGTGTGCAGTGCTTCGTTTCCGTTAATACTCGGCTGTGCGTCGATAGACTCAGATAACCAAGCATCATTATCGGATACAAATGTGCCAATTGAATAACTTGAACTAGGACCAGGAAATGCATTACCGCTGACTTTAATAATGCCTGGTGCTTCAAACCATTCGTTAGCATAAGTTTGTACTTTAGTATCGTCATAGTCAACTAGATATACATTGTATGATAGAAACTGATCTTTTATATTCAATAAATCATTTTCAGTTATAGTAACTTTAAATAAACCTTTTTTAGTATATGCAGTACTATCGCCTTCTTGTAAGTTTACGCCATCGTGTTCGATCACCATCTGATTGTTTTCATCAAACGCTACAAACTTAGGTGTGTATCTATCTACATCTAATGGTTTTTGATCTGCGTTTAATAATCTAAATTCAAGGACATTATCTATTCCTTTATATACGTTTAACTGTCTGCTATACACTGGTTTATACTCCGTAACGAATCCTGCTTCATTTGCTAGGATGTTAATTCTGTTTGATACTAAATATCGTAAAGTTTGCATAATAGTATTTATCGGATAACAATGTTACTAAAAGATATCGAAGAAAATTTCCCATTCATTAGCGTAGTTCATTACGGGGGCGCCGAGTATGTCGGCATAGTCATAAATCAAGATCAGTATGTTACAAGTATGTACGTATACACTGATTTAAAAAGTGAAAAAGAAAAGAAGATGTTACTTGACTTAGGTGATGTATGGTGGTGGGAATCAAATCGAATGATACCTATCAACATCTTTTTAAGAACAGAAATGGATCAATTTCGTTATGCTATTCAAACAATGAACAGCAAAGATGTAAAAGTTACAATTGGTCCGTGTGTTAATCTAAACAACTTAGCAATTAAACGAGTAAAGCGTAAGTCAGTGCAACTAGTTAAGAAACCTAAGACTTAATACACTATTTAAATTTTGTTGCACTTGTTACCCAGCCAACTAACGAGTAACGAGTTCCCTTTGTTACCGGAGTAACTTCGTGTAAAGTGTAGGAAGGGAATACTGTAATTGATCCTCTATCTCTAGGAGCAACATCAGGATCTTTTCCTAAATGCAATAATAGATCGCCTCCTTCATAGTCTTCTGACCTCGAAAGCTGTACTGAAAAACTTAATTTTCTAAAAATGCCACTTTGTCGAAAAGCATCAATATGTTTGCCGTAATATCCAGAGTCTTTACTTTCGTACTTTCCTACTTGTAGTACTTCAATTTTCTGCAAGTCAAACTGAAAAAAATCATAATTAATATGATGAATCATTTCGGCGCATCTTTCAAAGATCCAACTATTTTCTGGATCTGACGACTCAATAAAAAATATTTGACTTTTTCTTATTGGATCACTAAATCCTCTATTTATTAATCCTTCTTTAAAATTATTATTGTTTCCTAATTTTATAATTTTTTCGCATTCAGCAGGATCAAATACGTTTGGTGATCCTGCCCAAGTTTCTGATATTTGATGATTTAAATAATAATCGTAAGATTTCAATCTTCTTTCCTTTCAAATTGTTCGCATAACAAATTCATATGAACTATAACACTTGTAGCGTATGCATATGCGTGTGCTTTCTTAAAGAAGTATGCTCCGTCTGTCGGCTTTGTCCATACTTCGTTCATTATCGTTTCCCAACTTTCTTTTGCTAAGTGCCTTTTGGCTGGGCGTATGATTGCCAGTGTGGCCGCCAATTGCTGTACCGAAGTAGGCTTCAATTGCTGTAATAGTTCGTCGTGACCGCTTAGATGAAATACTTGATCTGAGAAGTCCTTGTGTTCCAGTAGTTGCCATATTGGCTCCTTTTCCATAAGTTTTTGTAAATGTGCCTCATCTTTAACATCTTTATATATAGACACATTTAAAAAATCTAGTTTAAAGTAGCCGCGATCATCTGCCGTCTTATGTTCAATTGTACTCAAGTTGTCTATAGGATTATGAGGAATCTCTGTAGCATAAACACCAGTGTTGTGCTTCTTGCCTGTGTTTAATTTTGCCACACGATGTTTAAGCTGAGATAAAATAATATCTCTGTCTGCAAAGTCTATATCAATATCAGGCATTGTTCTTTCCTATTTTTTCCCAATACACATCATACAATCCACTTGGGTGTCTTGATCCAAACGGTAGTCCTATATATTCGTCTCCAGTTTCCATATCAACTAGTTTATATTTTGTAGGACATTTAGTATATACTAATAGGTTGTCAGCGTTCTCTTCATCCTGCACTTCACTACCGTCTAATAATTTTCTCATAATTTACTTTCTTGTGCAACTTCCTTTACTAGTTGCACATCATTTGGCAAACGTTTAAAACGCATTGCCCAGTGTTGAGGGTTAATAACGTGGAACACCATTTCAAGTTGTTCGTCGTTGAATTTACCTAGCATAGCTTTACCAGACTTACAGTTTAGTAGCAGCCAAGGACTGATCTTACCGTCTTTAATATCCCACACAGCTCTATTCAAACTAATATGATTAAAGTAATGATCCCACGGAGCAGGATCATTATCGGCAGCCCATTCTAACATTGTTTGTATACTACGCTCAAGTGCTGTAGTTACATCTTCTTTTAAAATAAACTCTAATGCGTATTTTTCATACAGCTCATCTCTAGCCCAGTGATCTAATTTAACTCCGCTAGTAACTACATAGTCAATATATTTTTCAGGATATAAAGGCCGTACATTGCTAATAAAACTGCCAAATTTAACAAAAGCATTATAATAGGGTGACCCGACAAAATCTTCATACGTTTTTTCTTTTTTGTTTCCTGCTGAGAGTTTATAGAATCTTTGAAATGCATATAGTCCATACCTTACTCTTTTTTCGTCTTTTTGTAACCATCTTCTTTTCTTTTCGCACATATGCGCTGCAAGAGTTTTCTCCCGCATATATCCGTTACCACAATACTCACACTTGTATGGTTTCTCAGAGTTTGATATCAATATCATACTCCTTTGCAAGTTCTTTGAGTTCTTTCTTTGTAGATAATCCAGCAAGTAATTCTACCTCGTCTTGTTTCATATTAGGATGTATTTTTTGTAAAAGTTTTATAGCATTGTTGTTGCCTTTTTTCTTTTTAAATCCAATCCATTGATGTTTTCTAATTGCAGCAGATGCATTATGTGTTGAGCATAGCAACTGCCATTGTAATTGCGGATGTCTTGTGCCTAACACATTCCAGTTCTTGTTGTAGTATTCGTTAGTAAGTACAATAGCAAGTTCTTGTGCATCTCTTGATCCTTGCACACTACTTGCGTATCTGTTAAGCAACCAAAAGTTAACGCACTTCTTTTGTTCGTCAGTTAATTCTTTCCAAACAGATTTAGCATTACTATCAATACACGCTAGTACATCTTTTACTGGAAATTCTTGGTATGCCATTCGTCTACATCCTCTGGTGAATTTATCTCTACTCCATTATAGTATACACTACTACAGCCTATTTGCCAACCATTTTTAAGCCACCGAAGCTGTTCTAGTTGTTCAATATTTTCTTCTTGAGTGATTTTTAAATTGGGATAGGCTACTAGTGCGTGACGCTTATATCCATACACGCCCAGGTGCCATTCGCCGTAACCTGTAAGACCTCTACCAAACCATAATGCTTTGCTTGGATATGCACTTATCATTTTAACTGTGTTAGGATCGTTTTGTTTGTCTTCAGGCATATCTGTGTATACAGTGCTTACTGCAGAATTATAAGATAGCTGTTCGATACACTTTTCAATCATCTCTAGTGTTACATCAGGCATATCGCCTTGTACATTAATGAACTGGTCGTACTTTTGCATATAGTCTAGTTTACTAGCGCCTGCGCATCTTTCAGTGCCGTTTGCATAGTCAGTGTTGTCTATAACAACACTTGTGTTTTGAAACACACTAGCAACACGCACATCATCAGTAAGCACGTATGTTGGTATCTTAGACGCAACACAAGCGTCATACACACGTTTTATCATAGGAACACCGTTCAACATAGCTAATGGCTTTCCGGGTAGTCGTGTGCTGTTATATCTAGCGGGTATTAGTATTGCAGTTTCCATCTAGCACTCCTGATATCTAAAACCGGTATAGTTTCGATCAACAGAAACTTTTTCTTTAGGTGTATACGAATATGCTATAATATCTTCTACTACTTGTTCAAAATCTTCTAAGCGTAGCATATTAGGTCCGTCACTGGGTGCTACATCAGGATCTGGATGGACTTCCAAGAAAAAGTCCCGTACCCCAAGAGCAGCCCCACTACGAGCCAACCCAGGCACGTAATCACGATTGCCACCTGAGCTATCACCTTGTCCTCCGGGTTTTTGGGCAGAGTGCGTACAATCAAAAACAATAGGATGTTCATAAGTGTCGAGCATATACATAAGACCAGTATAGTCAACGACAAGAGTGTTGTAACCAAAACTTGTTCCCCTTTCCGTTATCCAGACGTCTTTAGCGCCTTCACATTTACTTAGCACACCTTTCATATCCCAAGGTGCCATAAACTGTCCTTTTTTAATATTAACAATTTTATCTGTAGCACAGGCTGCTTTGATCAAGTCTGTCTGTCTACACAAGAATGCAGGTATCTGATATACGTCAACTGCATCTTTAAATTCTTTTTCGATACGTGCAACTTGTACATAGTCGTGTACATCGGTTAGTGTCTTTACACCTAGTGATACTTTCAATGCAAGAAAGTCTGTAAGTGTAGCATCCATACCCATACCACGCTTGCCTTGCATACTCGACCGGTTGGCTTTATCGTAACTTGCTTTGAAGTAATATTCAATGCCATACTTGTCACATACACGTTTGCACTCTTTAGCAATCTCTGCTGACTGTGCTAGTCCTTCGTGTTGGCAAGGTCCTGCTATAATTCTCATTGTTTTCTTCCTCCGTCAAATACGCAAATAAATTTTAATCCAAAGTCTGTATTATTGTGTACTTTGTGGAATACGTTGTCTTCAATTAGTACAGTGTCACCTGCTGTAACATCAAATACTTTATGATCAAGTTCCATTTGTCCACTACCACTAACAAACATATACACTTCTTCTTGTCCAGCGTGTCTATGTCCTGTTGTACTTTTATGAGCTGATAACATTGTACTGCTCACAACTAAATTTTTTAACATAGTATTATCTTTAACAATATAACGATTGTCATCTTTAACTACATCGCCGCCTATATCCCATTCGCTGTATTTCATTTGTGTTCCTTGATTGTATAATAAGTTGTTACTAAAGTATCTAATAGTTTTTTTAGTGTTGGATATTCTTGTGACAACTCACATAATTCTTGCCACTCGGCATAACTTATTAAGTCTCCTTGAGCTCTAGCAACTCCTGCTGGATCTCCACCGATAATCCAACGATCAATCTCAGGCCTGTTTTGATAACGAGCGTAAACAACTCCATCGTTACGCTCGTATATCAATGCTTCATTTGGTTTTAGTTTTGCCAATTGCTGTTCCACTTGTGCGACGAACAATGTCATTGTGATTAAACTCTGCCCAATATAGTTCAAAAGCGACACCGTCTTCTAAACCTTCAAACTGGTGAATTTTGCCAGGCTTTACTTGTGTAAAGTCTCCAGCTTCAAGAATAGTTTCATCAACTAGTCCTTGATCGTCTTGCCAAACACGTACAATCATTTTACCAGATTCAACAAAGAATCCGTTCCATTTAAATTCGTGTGCGTGTTCGCTACATTTGTAGCCGCCTTTATATTCAATACGGTGAAACTCTAATACTCCGTTAGCGTGGATCAATTCCGTTTGACCCCAAATTTTACCTGCTTTCATTGTCATTCTCCATTTCCTTATAATAAGTTTGTATAATCTATTACTTCGCTTTGTCTACTTATATCCTTAATAAAGTAAGCACAGACCGACTTTGGATCTTTAGTAAGGGGAACACCAAGTAGCTGTCCGTTTTTAACTTTAGGAAAATACCATTTTACATCTGAATAAAAATTAGTTATTTTAATATCTCCAAAGTCAAACTTATAACTCGATAAAGGATTGAATAAAAATGCTTCAAAGCCCCTATCGTTAATTGATGTTAAAGGTAGTACTTCTAAGTCGTTGCCACTTGTACTGTCTCCAACGGCTATGTGCCAATCAACTGGCATTGTAATTTCGTGACCATTAATTTCTAATACCATTGCTGGCGCACTAAATGATTCTAAAAAGATCATCGGTACAAAAAAGAAATCAGGATTTTTAGGATCTGAATTATCTAGTACAGCAAAGCGAACTTCTTCTTCAAGTTCTTCTGGTATTTGTTTTAATGGAAATGTTTCGTTTTCTAATGTTAGTATTTGCATTTAAGTTCCTGTTTTGTTATAATAACTAGCCCATCCGGTAATTATATATTTTGTTTCAGTTTTAGATATACACCCGCGATGCGTGTATGTCCAGTCAGCAGGCCAAACTATTGTTAAACCTTTTTTAGCTTGTATTATTTTTTGCTGATGATAAAACTCTGTTCCACCACCATCATTAACATCATTTAAATATGTCATAAAAACTAAGTTACGATTTACTACTGGTGTGTCCCAGTGATCTCGTTCAGTATGCCATTCATAAAATCCTTCTTTAGGATAATATCTTTGAATATTAATTGGTTCTACAACTCCCCATTCGCACTCGGTATGCGACATAGGAAATGTCTTTATATATTCATTAAAGACTTGTTGTAATGCAGTATTGTACTTAGATAATAATTTATTATCTGTAAGAACTAAATCTGTACTTTTCTTTTTACTTTCATTAATTCCTTCAGTAACTGCACCAGGTGTTTTATCATTAGACGCTTCGAAGTAATTAATAATTTCATCGCATAGTGTAGTATCTATATACTGTCCTTTAATAAAATCATTAGTACTATGTGTTTCTACTAAATCCACCCTAGTTCCAATCTACTTTTTCTATAGTGAAAGGATATTGTGCTTCCTTATAGAATTTTTTACGTTGTGTTAGATGTCTCTTTGCAAATTTGCACGATGACGTGATATCCCAAATTTGTACAAAGTCTTTGTCTTTTGCCTTACGAACGCCTCTACCGATACTTTGAATTACCCGGACAAAACTCTTGCCAGGTTCCAAAAGAACAAGATTAAAAATACGCGGTATATTAATACCAACAGCCGCGACCCCGTATGTTGCGATAACCACGTGGTTAGTTCCTTCATTAATTTCATCATATGCTTCCTTGCGATCTTTTAATTTAACATCGCCTTTTACAAACACACTACCTGGTATTAGTTCTTGAAGTATTTCTCCAGCACTAATCCTGTCTACAAGTATAAGTGTGTTTCCTGATTCTTTTACTGTGCTTAATAATTTGCCTATGTATTCTAGTCTTGCCTGATTTGTTGTCAAGTATTTTAATTCTGACTGATAATCCGAGTGTGATTGTGTGTCTAATAATTGTACTACGTTAACGTGACATTGTGATAGTACACCCTTATCTTGTAATTCTTTGGCACTAATTTGACCAATAACAGGACCTAATGAAGCGTGTATACTTTCAAACTCAAACTTTTCTCTTGGTATTGTTCCTGTTAGTCCCCAACGTATTGGAGCGTTCTTTAAATTACGTGTAAGTAAATTCTTTAGTACTTCTGCTTTAGCCTGGTGTACTTCGTCGACAATAATAGTGCTTACACCATCTAAGAACTCAGCTAATGATAATACTGCTGTTCCGTCCTTGTGCTTCTTGTCGAGTATATTCAAACTCTGCCAAGTGCAAATAGTGTGAGTCTTACCTAACTCTTTTCTGTCGCCGAAGTACACCCCAGCATCGAGACCGCAGTTAATATAGTCTTCCTCCGTTTGTGTAACAAGACTCTTGTTAGGCACAATAATAAGACTACGTCCATACGGCTCAGTTATATGTGAAAGTGTTGCTGTGGTAATTGTTTTGCCTGCACCAGTAGCAATCTGTTGCAAGCTCTGTGGATGTTTTAAAAAGTTATTGATTGACTCTACTTGATAGTCACGTAGAATAATCTCTTCACCTTCTGCTGGATGACCCTTTGGCCAACGTACATTTTGATCAGCCCAATAACGTTCTGTTACTGGCTGAAAGTCAAATTGTATAGGATGTCTGTTGTCTTGAATGTCTACTATTTGTACATTATTTTTTTGTAACACTTCACTAACAGTATCAAGATGATTGACATAGCCAGTGCCACCAATACCAAAGAAAGCAACTTTTCCATCCCAGCGACCAAGTTTATATTGTGGCATGTACTTTGCGTAAGGCACTTCAAACTTGAGAGCATTCGCGAGCTTCCTTCGTACATCAACTTCTAGTCCTTCTAGCTTAATGTTTACTTCATCTTCAATTATTAGTTTGCAAGTTGCCATTAAAGTTTCTCTATAGTTTTTCTCTTCCACTGACTAATGTCTTCTTCATAGTGTATTACTAAATCTAATCCTGTCAAATAAGAATCAAATTTTGTCTTTACACTAGGAGAACTACTAGTAGTAACAGCGGCGTTTGGTAACCAGCCACTACTTAACATAGGCTTTGGTATTTTATTATTACTAATATACACTATTTTTGTATTGTTGTCAACCACATTATTAAGATTATTAGACTTAATATACTGATTAAATTCAATACCTTCGCTGTCGTTATTATCTAATCTAAACATTACACTGCAACTCTCGTTCATTATTATACCGTTAAACGCTTTGTGAAATCTTAATAATTCATTATAACAATTTTTTTCATCTAGTATAATTAGGAGCGGAAGTCGATACAATTCTAGTACAACTTCTGCTATATTTTCTACTGTATATTGCTTTGAATTAAGAAATACTTGAGGCATATTTCTATTAACAATCTTTGTTGCAAGGGGGGTTAGATTTTTTAAACTTTGTGATAAGTCTTCTTCATCAAAATGATATAAACCAAATTTATCTTTTTGATCATAATAATGACAAAGGTTGTCTATATTAGGTTGTCCAATACTACTGACTGCATAGTTAAAACTCTTCTTGTGCAAATTTTTTAATTTTAATCCGTATATGCCCGGT